AAGGAAGTCACTGAAGGCGCGCTGAAGAAGAAAGCTCCCTCCCGGCTTATATTTCCGGTCGAGGTCGAGACACTCATCCTCGTCGCGCGTTTCACCTTCCCGCTCAAGGATTGGCACAAGGCAAACGCCATAAAGAGGATTGAAGGCGACCCATGCGTCAAGACCCCGTACATCGTCGGCTTAACTCCGGAGTACACCGCCAAGGCAGTGACAAACTTCGTGAAATCGGTCGACGGTCCCACTTGCGATACGGATTTCAGCAAGATGGACGGGACACACGGACCCTTCAACGTCGCACAGTATGGCCACCACGTTCGATCGGCTTACGCGAAGGAACACCACGCCGCAATCGATGCAGCTTTGTCTCGGAACACCAACCGCGAGATTAAGCTGCCACTCTTCACCGAACTCGGGAAGCGCATGAAATTCGCGTCCGGTTCCATGAATCTGAGCGGCAAATCGGACACCACGGATTGCAACTGCTGGTCTGGCGCGTTTACGCAATACGCCGCGGCACGCAATGCTGGTCTGATCCCCACGGCAGCATTTGAGTCCATCGGAGTCATCTTTGGCGATGACGGACTCGCCAACGCACAGTTTGACCTGAAAACCGCGGCCAGTGACTTGGGTATGATCATCAAAGTCGCTGAACCGACGGCCAAGGGCGAACCAGTCGTGATGCTATCCCGTGTGTACGTGAATCCTGAACACAGCCTTACCTCGATCTGTGAGCCCACCCGCGCTCTCGCCCGCATTCCCGTAGTCGTGAACAAGGACGTGATCGCCGGATTGGCCAACAAGGTCGAAGGCTATCTGGTAACCGATGCCAACACCCCAGTGGTGGGGGAATACTGCAGGGCGCTCAAGCGCATTTATGGGCTTACTAAGTGCCTGCAGAAGGCAACCGCCGACGAGATGTACAAGCTCGAGACATCTAGTCCCTACCCATATGATCCGAGCGATCGTGACATATGTGTGAAGGTGGTAGCCGACCGCATTTGTGCTGCAAATGCAAGTTGGGACGGCGTGTTGGACACTGAGTGTCTAATCACCGCGCTCAATGCAGCCAAAAGCAAGAAAGACCTTGCCTCTTGCCGTATCACGGAGGCAATGGCCGCCGACCCGTCCTTGATTGTCGTAGGGGATGCCGTCGCGCGCGAGTAATCGGACCTGTCGGGTCTGAGTGTCTTGGAGGGCGGGTGGGCCCTGCAAATTTCAGCACACACATACTACACACATACATACTCAATGCCTCCTAAGAATGGCGGAAATAAGGGAAACCAGGTCGCTAAGAGAGCAGCCAACGGTGGAGGAAACAAGGGCGCCCGCAAACACACACGCGGGGTCAGTGGTGTCACGCAGTCCGTCGCTGTCAGCGTTAACAACGCTTTCGGAGACACTGCTAAGCCGCAGACTATCGTCAAAGGACTGGATGCGTTTGATCCAAGTCACGTTCCTCTCCCTCGTGCTGTGGGCGATTATACCGTCATCAGAACCACACAAGTACTCACAACAGTTGGTAAATTTAACTTATTTGGACCGTTGAGAAATGCATCAGACACCTGGTCTAACATTTGTCACGTTCAGCCGTTGTACGGCCACCCCACGATTGATTTCGCAGTTAGCGGAAACCAGGTCACATTTGCTGGGTTCGAAGCAATGACTGGTGCGTCATGGGGCGACGCTAGGGTTACGCCTGCAGCATTTACCATAAAAGTCATGAATCCTGAGGCTCTGCAAACGACTTCAGGAATGATATACATGGGACGTGCAAAACAGATGCTTAACTTTGGTGGTACTTCAAGAACGTGGCAGGCAATCGCCGATGATTTGGTGTCGTATTCCTCGCCGGAATTGTGCGCAGCCGGTAAGCTGGCTTTGCGCGGTGTTAAGGCGGACGCCGTGCCGTACGACATGAATGCACTGTCTGATTTCAGGCCGTTGCAGGCGTCAAGCGGGTTTAACGGCACTTGGACTAATGACACTTTGATGTTTGATGGGTTCGCCCCTATCTATTTGTATAATCCTAGCGGAGTTCAGTTGCAGGTTATGGTCTGTTGCGAGTGGCGAGTAAGGTTCGACCCTAGCAACCCGGCGTACGCGTCCCACACTTATCACAAGCCATCTACGCTTGGATATTGGGACAAGGTGCAACGGATTGGATCGGCCCTAGGTAATGGAGTGATGGACATGGCTGAAAAGAACGTACCGAGATTATTGATGGGAGCAGCAGAGAAGGCAGTCAAACGCCAACTCATGATTCCCTTCTAATTAATGACACACACATACACGCTGAAGGATACGGGGAGACACTCCTCGAAAACCCGACAAACAATGTTCTCGCGTTTCCTGGCCGATAACGTTCAGATGTCCACTCGCTGGTCAAAGAACTCACTGGCTAAGATGCGTGCAGGACGCACACGCCATGACTACGTCGTGGCTTCAATCATGAATTCCCTCTCGAAGGCTAATCTCATCAGCCTCTTGATCGAGCCAGCCGGTCTGGACGGCAGGCCACTTGACTTTCGCACCAGTAAGCGCAACCAGTACGTCATGGACGTATATGGCACGCCGTTTCGCGTTGCTAAGGCCAACGGTCAACCTGTCTATCGTCTTAAGGCTCTGGAAAACAACCTTACATTGTTCGTCAACGTAGGTTTCTAATGATTGAAAAG